CACACAGGAAATGGCTTATGGATGGAATCGTTGGAAAACATCTGCGATTCGGCAGTATTTAAACTCTGACAAGCCAAAAGGTGAATGGTGGGTAGCACAGGATGAATGGGATATTGCACCAGACCAGTTATCACAAATTGATGGATATTTAAAAGGGATTGACCCAGAGCTACTTGCCGTAATTCAACCAGTAAAAGTCACAACTTACGCAAACACTGCAAATGATGGAGTAGTAGCGGATGTAACTTATGACAAGGTTATTCTTCCTTCTTTGGAACAAATGTATATCGCATCGCAGATTTCAGGCGAAGGAGAAGCACATCAGTATTATAAAGAACTCAATGGAACAGATACACCGTACAAACAATATGGAACATTTCCGGAGTTAATTACATATGCAATTGAAAATCATGCTTCAGCTCAGGGCGTCCGTTTGCGCTCAGCTAATCGCGGCATTGCCTATTATGCGTGGAGTGTGGGCGTGTCCGGCGGTGTCGGCTACAACAGCGTGTCCAATGCGAATAGGTTCTCTCCGATTGTGTTCATCGGAACATCACTAATCTCCGCACCCACGGATGCGGAGTTAGGGGTATAAGAGATGGCAGTAAATGTAGGACAAAGAAACGTAGAGGACACACCGCAAAACAGGCAACTTGATGCCTGTTGGAAAGCGAGAGAATTAGCTATCCATACAATCAAAATTTGCAATAATAAAAATATCTTTCTTCCGGAATATCAATCCGCTCTTACAGATGATATTATCCGCACAGCAAAGAATATTTTTGTAAATGTATGGACGGCAAATAATATTATAGTCAAAAGCCAGAGACTATGGGATTACAGGAACCAATATCAGCAAAAGGCGATATTAGACTGCAATAATCTCCTTGCACTTATCAGCATTGCAATGGTTCTTTTCCATTTAAAGGGAAAGAAAGAAAAATTGGAACAAAATTTAGTAATGATTGAAAGAAAACTAAAAGAATGCGGATGCACCGTAAACTGAAAGAAAACCAAAATAACACGATTGTCAAAAGGGTTCGTATTCCTTGGGTTTCTCTATACGGTTTCTGATACAGGAAAAATCACCATGAAAATTGTTTCAGAAAACGTGCGACATGAGCGAAGAAAACTCAGAAAAATGGTTTTAAAATCAAAGCAAGGAATCATTCCAAAACATAAGGTGGATGAATGTTATTCGTCCTGGAGAAATCATGCTTCAAAAGGAAATGACAAAAATACAGTATTGAAAATGGACAAATATTATAAATCATTATGGAGGGATAAAAATGCCAAACTTAATCAGACGAACCATGTCAGTCAAACAGGAAAAAGATTTTGAGAATCTTCAAGCAACAGCTAAAAATGCTGAAAAAATCATTAATCAGCAAAATAAAGTAATTGAATCCGTGATTCAATTTCCAGAAATCACAGACGAACAGGCGGTTACTTTTAAATCCATGTATCCACAATGGGAAGATGTGATTGGTCAGACGGTCAAAAAAGGATTCAAATTTCAGTACGAAGATATTCTTTATAAAGTTATTCAGGAATCTATGACTATTCAAGAACAGTGGATTCCAGGGCAAGGGACATCCGCAATTTATTCTCAAATTATCGAAGAAAAGGATGCTGGAACAAAGGATAATCCGATTTCCGTTCCACAGGATGTAACCACCAATTCTTTTACTTATGTTATCGGGAAATATTACATGGAAGATGGTGTGATTTACAAATGTGAGAGAATGGGCGACAAAGATGGAAAGGAATATTCTTTCCCATACAAGCCGTCACAACTTTTAAATCAGTATTTTGTAATTGCAGAATAAGGAAGTGTTTAAATGCGAAATCCATCAAGATTAAAACAAAAAGTATGGTTTTCAAAAATCGAGGAAGTAATTGAGGGAATTGATACGGTGCAGAAATACAGCAAGCCGATTATGAAACGCTTTACTATTTCGGCAACCGCCGGAACACCAGAAGAAATTTCTGCTGGAATTGTTCCGACATACGACAGATATATCACTTCTTATGATAGGGATTTTAAGCCGGAAGAGGGTATGGCAGTTTGGGTTGACAAGGTTCCACAGCTTGACGATTCTGGAAACCTGGTTATGTCAGAGGATGGCAAAACACCAGTGACACCGCCGGATTATGTGTTGAAGAAGATACTCGGAACACATAAAGGGAAAGTGTTCCGCTATGGAATATCAAAAATCGGAGGTTCGGAATAATGCCAAAGAAGATAAATATTTCTCTCTCCAAGAAATCAATCCAGGATGCGATTAAAGAAATTGAAGCATACAAAAGACAGTTCATTGACCGAAATGAACTTTTCGTCCGTAGGCTTGCTGAACTGGGTATTCCAGTCATTGACCAGAATATAGCGGTGGCGCAGGGAGATTCCGATAAAAACCACAACACCTATATCAAAATCAATTCTTTTGGTAGTTATTCAGAAGCAAAACTTGTTGTTGAAGGTTCTGATCTATTATTCATAGAGTTCGGTTCCGGAATCCATTATAACGGTTCTGCCGGAACAAGAGCGCATCCAAAAGGGGAAGAATTTGGATATACCATTGGTTCTTATGGAAAAGGGCAAGGTTCAAAAGATTTCTGGTTTTATTATGCTGACACAGGAGAAGCGGTCATGTCACACGGTACAGAAGCCACAATGCCTGTTTTTCGAGCCAGTCAAGAAATAATTCAGAATATCCGCAGAATTGCAAGGGAGGTGTTTGGAAGTTGAAAAAAACAGTTGTATTTGATTTTGATGGAGTTATCCATAGTTATAAGTCTGGATGGAAAGGTGAAGACATAATCCCAGATGAACCAGTAGATGGAATTAAAGAAGCAATAGAAAGTATCAGACAATCTGGATACGAAGTTGTTGTAGTGTCTACAAGGTGCGTGTCTTACAAAGGACAAAAAGCTATTATTGGTTGGCTTGATAAATATGGGATTGTTGTAGATGTTGTGTGCAAAGAAAAACCGCCCGCAATTTGCTATATTGATGATAGAGCAATTTGTTTTGACGGGAGATCAGAAGAATTATTGGATAAAATAAACGGATTTGTTCCTTGGAATCAAAAAGGCGGTGATTAATATGCCAGTAACAGTAGACAACCCAGTAGAAAAAGTATTCAAACGATGGTCTGAAGAAGCAGCAAAACCAACATGTGGAGAGAATTATTCAATGGATATGAGTAAAATTCCAGCAAAATTTCCGTATATGCGTATGCTCTATATGGGTGGAACACATAGTGAAGGAGATTTGGAAGGAGACGAATGTGCAATTACAATTTCGTTTCAAATAGAATGTTTTGCAAATGGCTCAAATGCACTTTCAAAAGCATATGATTTAGATGATGTTTCACATAAGTCAATGATTGGTATGGGGTTTAGAAGAACATATCAAAATTTGGTAGAAAACGCCGACAGCACCATAAAACGAGTAGTCAGCCGTTACAGCCGAATTTACACAGGACAACTTTTAGGAGAAAAGTGAGTTCCAACGACCACTAAAAATGATTTATAATAATAATATGAAACTAGGACATCTGGAAACAGGTGTCTATTTTTATACAAAGAAAGGAGAGATACATATGATTAATGACAGAATCTATAACATTTTAAAGTATGTAGCGCAGATTGTTCTTCCGGCAATTGGCACATTGTATTTTGCGTTGGCAGGAATATGGGGATTTCCGTATGGAGAAGAAATTGTTGGAACGATAACAGCAATTGACACGTTCCTCGGTGTTCTTCTGGGAATTAGTACAGCTACCTACAATAAAAAGTGCGTTTCTGATAATACAAGCATTCAGAAATATAAATGAGACGATCATTTTATCTCCCCGCACTGGGGTTAGAAGTGCTTAAGTTAAAATAATGATTGAATAACCACTGCACCACTTATTGGTCGAGGGTTATTTTATTACCGACTATCAGACAGGTAGTCGCTGACCGCATGAAGTTAGCGGTAGAAAGGAGCTATTATGGCAGCAGCAATACCGGGCTTATCTACGCTTGGAATTACTTTGAGTTATGGAGTTGAAACTGTAAAAGGGCAGAAGCCAACAACATTTACAAAATTGGAAAGATGTAACGACATCCCAGAAATTACACTTGAAACAGAAACTATTGATGCATCTGCATTGGAAGATATGCAGAGTAGATATGTATCTGGTAGACAGGATACAGGCGGTGAGTGGGCACCTGTATTCAACTTGACAGACGAAGTAATCACACGGCTTGATACAATGATGAAAGCAGCAGATACAGGACTTAAATCAGGATTTAGAACATGGTTCCAGGTTATTGTTCCAAACTTAACGAAATCTTTCTTTGTTGTAGGGCAGCCTGGAACAAAAGTTCCTCTCCCTGCGATGGCGCAGAACGAACTTTTGACAGGTTCAATCAGCATTTCTATTGACGAGTATATTGGACTTGACACAAAGGTAGAGCCGACGGGTGTAGAGTAACCGTGATTTTTTTATGGGAGGGAAAATAAATGTATAAGTTATTAAATATTGGTGGAAAGGATTATAAACTGGAATATTCAATTGAGGCGTCTCTTTATGCAGACTGTGTTTCTAGCCTTACTGGTCTTATGGCGGATATTGAAATGGCTGGGACTAAAAATGATGTTAAAAAAGCGCTTTCTGGCATTTCAAACATTCCACATACTACACTTACAATGTTTTACGCAGGACTCATGGAGGCTCATGGATCACATCCTGATGGAGATGGAAAAGTTCCTGATATTCAATCTGCGAAATGTCTTATTTCTCAGTTCATAAAAGAACATTCAGATGATGAACTTGGTAATTTTTATGGAATCATGCAAATGTGCATTGAACAAATGAGTGAAGATGGTTTTTTCAAACTGGTCGGTCTGGAGTCACTGACTCAGGATACGACCGTAAAACAGAAGAAGATTTCGAAAATCCCACAGGATCACAAAAAAGCTTCAGAGAAATAATACTTGGAAACGTTAGAGATAATGCAATTATGTGTGGGATGTCAGAAAAAGAGTTTCTACATTCTACATTAAAAGAAATTGAAATCAGAATTAAGCAATATAAAAAAGAAAAAGAATATCATGCGAAAGAACTTGAATATCAGGCATGGCTTACAGGTCTTTATGTTCAAAATGCAATTGCAAGTTGTTTTGATAAAAAATCAAAGTATCCGAAAAATCCTCTGGAAGAAGAAACAACTTTGCAAGATATAGAATTAACTGAAGATCAGGCAGATTTTTACAGAGATCAGTTCCTCAAAAGATTGCAGCGCATGGAAAAAAATTTTAATAGAGCAAAAAAAACTGATACGGGCGAGGAATAACTCTTCGCCCGTTATTTTTTTATAACCGGTCATCTTGGAGATGATCGTTGACCTCAAAAAGGTGGAGGTGGTGAATAAGTGGCAGACAATACAATAGATACCTTACAGTTAGAGGTAAAAAGTAATTCTACAGGAGCCGTAAAAGCGTTAGAAAATCTTTCTAAAACTTTATACAAAGTGAATTCTGCTTTTAAGTCGGTAAATAATGGCGGAATGAGAAACTACGCAAGAGAGATCGGAAGAGTTTCCGCTTCGATAAAATATCTTTCTGGATTAAATATTGATACAAAAAGTATTTCTGGAATAGG